GTGTGCATTTCGCCATTTAAAAAAGCATTGGAGGATTCATTGCGCTTTTGGATGCGTTGTGCTGTCTTTGCGTTGACGAATCGTGCTCCTCTAGAGGCATTGCATGATGCGCAGCAGGGGACAAGGTTTGAGCGGTCGTATGGGTCGCCTCCACGATCAAGCTCTATGACATGATCAACCTGGGTCGCTTGTGTGCGCTTGCCCTTGAGCCTGCACCAGTGGCAGTCACCATCTTCCTCGAGTACTAGCCGGCGTACTTCCTTCCAGCGTTTAGTGTTGTAGATCGGGTTACCTGCCATGAAGCTCCATGCCGATGAGGCATCCGCACTTCTCTAGGTCTAGTCCTTTGATGACTTTCCAGCCTGTGTCTCTGCATTGTCCACAGGCTGAGTGGTTTGCTACTTGAGAGAGCATAGGGACGATCTCATAGTCTTTGTTCTTTAGTTCTTGATATACATCGGCATTATCCCCATCAGGATTATCCCCACGAGGTGCGACCTGCGGTGATGTGTTTTGCACAGTGTTATTCACACGCTGTGGAGTGTCAAAGACGAGGGTGTCATAGCACCACTTCCCACCCTCGTCCTGATACCTTCGGCGCTTGATGTAGCCGGCGGACTCAAGTTCTGTCATGGCTGTCCTGATGGCATCTATGCCCTCGCGCTTCACACTCGCCAGGTGTCTTGTGGAGGTTCTCCAGTTGTCAGGCTTTGAGAGGACGAAGATCAAGACTGCTGTGGCCTTGAAGGTGAGCCTCTGATCTTCAATAATCTCGTTACGGATCTGAGTCCAATTTGACTCTGGTCTAGGCGCTCTATAGATGCTCATACGATGTCATCCAGTCGGACGCGCTTACCAGCACGATATGACTGATAGCCGGCGACAGTCCCATCCACTATGACCTTGACATAGCGGTCAAGATGTTGATCTTGGTTGAGAAGTGTCAACACGACCGAAGGGTTCGTCTCAAGCTGCTTCGCTTGTTTCTCAGTGAGTAGTCGAGGCTGTCCTACTCGGAACATTGTGATTACTTGGTACTCAATCATCCGAGCCTCGTCCAGTTGTTCTCAATGAGGGTCTCGGCATGGTTTACGCTTCGAGACAGGGCGCTGATGAAGATGCCGTCAATGGTCAGATATTCCATCTGTTCGCCGATGGTACGGACGGCGAAGATGTACACATGATGACGGTCGGTGTCTGAGGTCTTGAATAGGACTCTCAATGGTCGGATGGGTTGCATCCATTCTGTGGGTTCGGGGCTCATTTGGCTTCTTCTCTCTGTTGTAGGGACTTGAAATGTTTGAGGGTGGCGCTCGGCGGTGCGAGCTGTGAGATCGGCAGTAGGTTCGTGTCTTCGGCGAAATAGCGACCATTGGCAACATCGTTGCCGTCGGGATAGTGGCGCATCATTGGGGAGCCTTGTAGATGCCTTTCTGAGAGCCTCCAGAACTTGTCCCAGGAGCATCCACCGAGAAGATAGACAGCCTCTGGTCTGCCGGCGACATATTGGAGATGCGTGAAGAAGATGAAGTTTGATCTTTCGGTCGTCTCTTGTTTTGAATAGATCACAACGCGATAATGGGGCTCTGGAGCACTTGAGACTTTCTGAGTTTTGACTTCTACTGTCTGCCCTGAGTACAGCTTGAGATCTGATGAGCGTCCTTTATTCTTGAAGATGAGGAGATCGTTGTTCCAGCAGTAGTCAATGACAGCGAGTTCACCGAGCGCGCCGATCAGAAGGTTCTCGTCTGTGTACCGTCCCGAGTCCTTTAAGGTCTGATGGGAGTCGTCCACAAGCGTCCGAGCCTCAGCGATCAGACGATCAGTAACTTGCACTCGAATCATCAGAACGCTTCGCCTTCGGTCATCTTCTTAGACTTCAGATCGGTAACCAGAGCCTCAAAAGCGACACGCCCAGACGGAACCTCGCCGGCATAGCCGAGAGCTCTGAGTAGTCGTCGCTGACCTTCGGAAGCCTCCCAAGGCTTGACAGGTTTGTCGTCCTTCTGTCGGTTGATTACTTCCTCCAGTGAGGCCATCTTCGGGAACGACATCATCAGCCCAGCCAAGCGTCCCAGACAACTCGTGGAAGCGTTCATCTGCTCGCTGTCACGCGTGAACGAGGTCTTGCCTGGGAACGGCTCAAAACAAGTCGCCTGGCATGGTTGAGGGTCGTCGGGAGTGCGCCATGCTTGCATCGTGACACTGATGAAGATCTTGTCTCCGATGGTGACGATCTCTGGGCGATGCTCCTTGATGCGAAGCTCAGGCCACTTCTCAAGTAGAGCTGCAAAGCGTGTCGGGACATCTACATAACTACTGAGATCCATAGCGTTCAGCCTCCTCGAATCGGTTGATCGTTGAGGTCAATGATCCGAACGGATCGCTCTCAGGCTTGTAGAAACCGATCAACTCGTCATAGAGATCAGAGGCCATGCCTTGCCAGAACATGATGCGCTTGTCTCGAATGCTCAGACGAAGCTCAAGATCTGCGATGTGCTTCTCCTGCTCACGAATCGTCTGAACCATACCGTCGGGGTCGTTCATTGGATAATCCTTCCTAGTGGGATAATCCGACCATATCAAACAGGTGTGTCAGAGATGAGCATCCCGTGACGCTGATTCTCCGAAGTGCCTCCCCAAATACCTGGCAAGGCTCGATAGCCGAATGAGAGCGCATACTTGAGACAGTCTTCAATGACCGGACAAGTTTCGCATACAGCGACAGCTCTCCGAAGGTCATGCCATGAGCTCGCACCTACCTCGGGGAAGAACCAGTCAACTGGCAGATCACGACAAGCAGCTTCTTCTTGCCATTTCAGCATGAGATGCTCCAAGGTTGCCAACCACATTGTCCCTTGGCTTCGCGACCGTTATAGAGAAGAGCTGCCCATCGCAAGTTTGTTGCAGGGTCAAACATCTGCTCGGGTGCAATTCCAAGCTCGGCCCACCATTCGTGATGCGCGTACCAATTCGATTGTGTCAACCCGTAATCCCTGCAGGGTCGTCCTTTGTCAGACTTTGAACAAGCGTCAGGCTGACATCTCGATTCCTTAAACATTACGCGACCGAGGGTCTGCAATACTTCTGTCCGATTAGGCCAGCCCACCTCTACGGCGAGCGGTAGCCATTCTTGACACTTGGTGTCGGGATCTATCTGGGCGAGCTGTACGAGCGTCGTAGTGGTCTCTACGGGCTCGTCGTAGATGGTCGCGTTCTCCTCTGCGATCATCTGAGCGATCTCGGCTTCACGGTCTGCGATCTGCTCATCGGTCAGAGGAACGATCTTGACGGTCTGAGGGACTCTGATCGTGGTCTCTGGCGGTGACTCTGATGATGATCCGAAGACCACGACCAGACTGAAACAGGCGAACGCCACAAGGGCGAGGAACTTGAACGGGTGCATTATTTGCCTCCAGTGTCGGGGCTCAGCTTGTGCTGTGCTCTCTTGGCTGAATCAGTTGACCGAATCAGCGACTTAATGTCAAGTCACATCGGCGAAGATTCGAGCGAACGCTTCCTCAACCAGTTTCGGGGAGTCGGCCATAAGAGGCGAAATCTCCACATGAGTCCACTGGGCTCCAGGGGTTCCTCCATTGCGTGTAGAAGTCCAAGCCTTCCAAGCGTCACGATCGCAGCGGTAGCCGGCTCCCCACTTCGTGAGACCTGTCAAAGGGCATCCAGTCCCGTCATAGGCATGGATCTCTTCAATGTTCAGAGCGTCACGGTGCTCATAGAGAAACTCCACGAGAGCCTTGCGCTGAGGGATCGTGCCTCGAAGATCTACTGCGCGCCATGTCGCATGAACGGACAGCGCAGAACCTGAGCGCATCGGACGGTTCGCATAGATGCCGATGTTCTTGACACCGCAAAGGTACTCAATGATCTCTACGAATCGCTTTGTGCCGGCGCGAGGTGTCGGATGGTTGCCCTCTTTATTCCCTGTGTACGGTCTAGATGTCATTGTCTTTGTCCTTGTCTTTGAGGCCGTTGGATGCCAGGAGTCCAGTGAGTGCTCCGGCGAGAACGAGGAGAACGCTTGAGAGGGTCTCCCATGACTTGGAGTCGTTGGGTGACACTTCGAGCGGTTGCACGACGAAGGTCAGTGAGTACAGGATCATCCCGACTGACATGATGAAAGTGAGCGACAGCGCGACTCCGACCATTAGGACGAGGCGCGCTTTGATCTCTGAGTTGGTGAGTCGTTTTCTCATGGTGTGGTCGCTCCTGTTGAGGTGTCACAGCGTGGCGCTTCGGGCTGGGTGACACAGTTGCCTCGAGTGCGGTCTGTGCATGAGGTGATCACAAAGGTCATGGCAATGATGAGAGCTGCAGCGACGAGCAGAGTCTTCATTCTTCAGGCCCTTCTTCTGTCCATCCTGACTCTAGAAGCTGGGCATATTCTTCGTCGGTCATTTCACGGACTTCATCATCAATTTGAATGAGTGGCTTGTTCATAGTGTGTTCCTGTATCCATAGACGCGGATTGTTCCGCCTGTGAAGTTTCCTGTTGAGATTGTCAGAGTGAAAGCCGAATAACTTGTGGCCACATTGTGGAATCCGCCTAGGTGGCCTTGATAGCCGAAGGCGCTGGTATTCATGGATACAATGGATCCCTGCATGAAAGTTCTTTCAGCTAGGAATGGTCGGTGAACATCAAGGGCAACACTATTGCCGTTAACCTGAGCTTGCCCAGCTTGCCAGTAGGCGAGGTTGTTGTAGCCGAAGTTGCCGTTACTGCCTGTATATGCAGAATAAGTGACTGATGAATAGTATGAGGCAGCACTGGCTCCCAATGTCATTCTCAAGTCTGCTCCAGTTGACGCAGATCCTCCAGAGTAAATGATGCGATATGAGTCGAAGTCTGATGAGAACGCTGAAGATACTGTCACACTTGTGACGGCGCTTCCGACTGTTTGAGTTTTAATCCAGAAGAGGCCTTGATAGTTGCCAAGTGTTGAAACATCGTTCATATCGTCGCTAGTCAAGATTTGACCGGCTGAGTATGTTGGGAGGATAGGGATAGCCATTGTTGCTCCTTAGAAACCTGCTAGGCCGTAGCTGAGTCTGTTGTTGTCAAGAGTACCGAAGATTGCATCGTCAAGGATGAACGAACGGTACAGCGAAGCTGGAGTGAGGAAGAACACATACTCGGTGCTCTGTGGGACACTGTTGATTTGTAGCCCTTCGATGACGCATTCGTAGGTGGTGTCCGACACTGTGCCAGGGATACGGTAGACGACATCTATGTTCTGCCCGATGAGGTCGTTGTACTGCATGAACAATGTGAGAGTCGAAGGGTTAACTGCGTAATCCATGACATGAATCTCAAAGTAGATCTGCTCAACACTTGTCGCGTCGCCCATGAGAGCGGCCAGATATTCGGCGCATCCTTGAACTTGGCTGAGCGATCCGTCCACTTGTGTAGTCGTGGTTGCCCATGTTCCCCAGAGAGCGACTCCTGCAGCGTTGGTCGCAGTGTATGACCCGACTGGCGCGTCAACGGTGACGACATTGTTGAACGAATCGCCAAGCGCAGACCTGAACACTGCGTTCATGGGGAGCACTGTCGCCGATGCTGTACCGCCGAAAGACAAGGTGGAGACACTGTCGCCTACTTGTGACCTTGCCAATAGTTTGATGGTGTCGCCGTAGTTGATCATGAGGCCGTGTTCGGTCTGCATATTTTCAGCTAGTCGAGCACCGATCGTGCCGGTGTAATCTGCTGTCGGGTAAGCAGCACTGTTACCGTTATTTGTGAAGCTGATGAGTGCCGTATATGGCGAGAGTTGCTCTAGTGTGTTCAGGTCACCGAGATCTTCTTCTACAAGTTGCTCACGCGACAACACTCCGAAGAGATCTATCGCTGTGATCGTTGCTGTCGCTCCACCTGACGCGTACTGGAATCCGTCATCGTAAGAAACTCCTTGAGTATAGAAGAAGCTCCTCGCGTTGTTATTTGTCCCGACACCGTCCCGATACACCTTGATCTCTGAACCTGGCAGGAATGCGCTTGCCAAGTTTGTCGAGTTGTCAATAGTCAGCGACAGCGTTTGAGGCGAATAATTCTCAAGCCATCTCTTCTTCCCGTTAAAAAAGGACAGCGAATAGACAAACCCATCAAGGCTGTATCCGTCCACTGTGACCTTCCAGAGGTTCTGATTGCTCATAGTGGCCTAGTGGTGACTGGCACTGGGCCACTCATTCGGACATAACGCTGGAGAGCTGCGACGACAGCGTTCGGATCTGCTGAAGTGACTGTGATGTTGACAGTCGGGCCACCGTTACCGCCGAAGCCCATGCTCGCCAGTTTGGAGAGAGGAATAATCGCTTCAGGTTCGCCACCTTCGCCGATCATGGCGATTGTTGGTGAGCTGACGATTCCGCCTTCGGCTAGTCGAGGTAGTTTGACATTGGGGATTTCGCCGAAGTTGACCCAAGGCCCTGCAGCCTTGTCAATACCATCGAGGATGATGTTCAATCCTTTGATGGCGAAGTTGAGTCCACCTTCTAGACCTGAGATGACTGCGTTAATTACGCCCTTGAACGCTCCGCCGATGCCCTCAAAGATTTTCCCTGCAAGATCTTTGAGTCCGTTGAACACTTTGATCACATTGTCTTTGAAGAAGAGGATCCCTTCGTAGGCTTTTTTGAAGGGCCACATAATGAGATCGAGGACTGCTTTGAATGCTGTGCCGATCCATCCGATTAGGTTGCCTAGGAAGTTGATGATCTGATCTTTGAAGGTGACGACAGCGAGGATCACCAAGCCGAACGGGCCTGTCAAGATTGCGAGTAGTAGTGGCCAGTTGTCCACTACCCAGCTGAACACAGTCTTGATTGCGTCCCAAACTGCGCTGAACGCTTTCCCTATTGCTTCAATGGCTACGCCGAATATGTTGAACTTCTGCTGGAGGACGATAAGGATTGCAACGATGGCAGCGATAGCGATCGCAATGAGGAAGATTGGGTTCATTCCCATGACAGCATTGAAAGCTTTTTGGACTGCTGCGTATGCTTTTGTGACTGCTGTCCAAACTTTCATCGCTGTATTGACTGCAATGATTGCGACAGCGAGTCCGCCGATCACTGCTCCAAGTGTGACGACGAGTCCCTTGTTCTTCTGAATCCAATTACTAAACTCAAGAAACTTCGGGAGCAGTTTCTCTATGAGTGGAGCGACAGCTTGACCGATTGACTCCTTGAGTTCGCCCATCTGAATCCCGAGGTTCTTCATCTTGCCCTGGGTCGTGTTGGCTGCAGTTGATGCTTGACCTTCAAAGGTTGTCCCGAGAGATGCGAACACTTCGTCAGCGTCTGCTCCCTCTTCAATCAATGTCGCTAGTGCTGGGTCAAGTGCTTTGAGTGCTTTGAAGTTGCCGTTATAGGCTTTTGAAAGAGCATCAGATACAGCTCCAAGATCCTTACCTGTGCCGGCAGAAATGTTGAGTGCGAGGCCCATCAGATCTTGTGCCTCGGCGACATCTCCAGTACCTCGAACTAGCGAGTCGAGAGCTGGGCGAAGTTCGTCATCGGCGACAGCTGCAGCGACTGAAGTCTTGGAGATGAAGTCTTCGACTGACTTGACTTGAGAGTCGGATGCGCCAGTGACATTCTTGAGAGTGGTAGCAAGTTTTTGGGCTGCAGCGTCATCTTCTGCGAATGCTTTGACAGCATCAAAAGCGACAGCGCCGATCGCTGCCACTGCAACCGCTGCAGGAACTGCTGCCTTTTGGATTGCGAACGCTGCCTTCTCGCCTTTGGTCTCTAACTTTTTGAAGTCAGCGATGGCCTTGTCAATGCCGGCAGGATTCCACTCGGAGATGATTGGGAGGTTGATAGCCATTACTTAAACTCCCTCTCTGCGTCAAGCATGAACTGCTGAATGATCGGCTGAAGTGCTCGTTCAGCGTCTGCAGCCATTGACTCAACATCTTTCCACATATAGCGAGAAGGTGTCCCGATACGGTCAAGCGCGCTAGCGAAATTGGGTCGCCGATATTTTGGCTCTCGGCGCGACTTCGTTCCGCCAGCCTTGCCAGCCATGTCAGTAATCGCTACTGGAGCGCCCTTAGTGACAACTCGAACAACTGCGATCTGTTCAGCTCCTGCATTCATAGATCCAGTTTTCGGCTTGCGAGTGTTCAAGGAGATCTGTACCTTCTTAACACCAGCCCAACCTGTGCGACCTCTGTGAGCCATACCGCTTAAAGGTGGCGACTGTGGCACGCGAGCATTAATCGCATCCACAAGAGGCTTCGCTGCTGCTTTCGTGTCCTTTAACAATGTTCGACGCATTGAAGGGTTCAGCTTTTGCATCTTCTTCAAAGCGTCTTGCAGACCGTAAGTATCAAGTCTCACATCTGCAGCCATTAGTTCTTCCGTCTTTGTTCATTGATGATCTGAACGCAGGTCGCCAGGTCATCTGTCTCGAATGTAATTGTCGGAGGCCAGAATCCTGTTGCCACTAGCAGCTCTGCTAGTTGCCTTCGGTGGCCTCCTGCGTAGGGACTGGCGAAGCAGTCTCCACGACTTCTAGATCTTCTAGCTTCTTGACAAACTCATCAAACGAGATCGGTACTGGATGGCCCTGTTGCTTACTGGCCTCGTAGGCCATATATGCGAGGTCTTCCATCCCGATCCCGTTTGCAAGATCTGAAGCTCGGCGCTTCATCTTGCGTTCCCACGAGATGATCACGAAAAGGTTCGTGACCACTTGGTAGGTCTCGCCATCGGCGAGCTTGACACTGAGTGTGAGTTTCATGGTTCTCCTAGTCGGGGTTCGGATTACTTAACTATCAGGTGACATCGCGGACGAATGATCCGCCCTTGAAGGTGGCCTCAACAACCGAGAGCTCGCCAACGGTGGTGAGGATCGGTGTCACAGTTTCCAAGTAGCAACCAGTCAAAGTGTACTCAGGATTCGAGGCGGACTCGGTTGCGCCGGCAGGGCTGATGACGAGTGTTGATTCAACACCGAACAAGGTGTTCAGCATGGTTTCAACTTCGGTCGCGCCGTAGCTCTGGAAGAGGGTAAGCGTGAGCTCATTGCTGTAGAGCCCTGCGGTGAAAGTGCGTGAGGTCTGACCGAAGGCTGTGTTCTCAAGTGCTTCTGCCGTGAGGGTCAGGGTTGCAGCTGAGCAGTGATCGGTCAAGGTCATCGCTGATGGTGCGGTGACGGTGACGGTGGGGTTGCTGAGGTAGGTGACTGTTGCCATTGTTTTGTCCTTTATACGCGGCTGGTGCCGATTCTTATTGTGAGGTCGTAAGCAGGTAACTCTGCAGATCCGATCGACGCGATCGTAGGTCTGCCAGATACAACTGCGAGGGAGGAGTCCATTAGTTGATCAACGACTCCGAGTATGTAGTCCGTAGTGTCTTGGTTGCCGGGTGGCGCGCCCAGGACTCGGAGATCAATCGTGATGTCCGCCGTCTGATTATTGAACGAGCTGAAAGTAGGAAGCTCAATGAATACAGTAAGAGGTCGAGCGTTCCGAGGATCGGTGACCGGCACAAGGCCGAGAGCTGTAATCGTCGCCGAGACAGCGCTGATCGAGTCTGTGAAGATGCCTGCCATCTCATGCCACTTGCGATCTCTTGATGCCGAGCAA